CTGACAAGTCTGGAGAGGGAAGGATACTCAGTCTATCCACCCTTGGAGAACCTATGTCTGAAGAAGAGTTTGAGGACAAAATGAACACATACGAACTCGACCAACAGTATGCTGAGTACATCATGGAACACAGAAATGTTGGCAATGGAGAGATACTAATCCGATTGATGGAGAGAGGCGAACTCTATGAGGATTTCAAAGAACACATTATGTGGGGTGGCAAATGATTCACTATCATGGAACCCCAATATCACCCATAAAAGCCATAGAAACAATGGGTGGCAAGCATTTCTGTGTGTCTTATGCCAGGCCTGATGACTTACAGAGATGTTTGCGTTTGGGACAGTCTTTGATGCTGGACAACGGCGCTTTTAGTGCCAAAACCCGTGGATTGACCTTTGACATCAATGGGTTTTACGAATGGGTTGAGCCTTTGCTGGTGCATCCACACTGGGCTGTAGTGCCTGATGTGATTGATGGAACTGTTGAGCAGCAGAAGGAAATGGTCAAAACTTGGCCTTTTCGTAAAGATTTTGGCATTCCTGTCTGGCATTTAGGTTTGCCAATTTCATACCTGCTTGAACTCTGCGACACCTGGGGACGGGTCTGCTTTGGATCGGCTGGTGAATTCTGGCAAATCGGCACTACCAAGTGGTGCGGAAAGATGGATGAAGCGTTCAATGCCATGACAAACACCTTTGGGCGGCAATTGCCTTGGGTGCATGGCTTGAGGATGCTAGGACTGTCTTCTGGCCCTTGGCCTTTGGCTAGTGCAGATTCCACCAATGTGGCGCTACACCATGCCGAAAAACAAGTTTGTGCGGGTTGCATGGCAAAACGCATAGATTCCACCAACCCACCATCCCTTTGGGAACAAAAACCTTTACAGGAGATTTTGATTTGATTTATCCAGCAATTTACATAGCCGCCTTAGTCGTTGCCAACTTGTTGGTGGCATGGCTTGGCCCTTGGTTCAGTCCCATCAATGCCTTTGTTCTCATTGGGTTGGACTTGTCTTTGAGAGACAAACTCCATGAACAATGGGAAAACGACAAACTGGTGTTGAAAATGGGCGGCTTAATAGCTGTAGCTAGTGGGGTTTCCTATTTGCTCAACCCAGCGGCAGGGTCGATTGCTTTGGCCTCATTTCTTGCATTTGCCCTTGCCATGAGTGCTGACACAGTCGCCTACCATTTCTTGCGTGATAAGCCTTGGATGATTCGCTCAAATGGGTCAAATGTTGCTGGTGCTGCCGTTGATTCATTGGTGTTTCCCACAATTGCTTTTGGCGGGTTGTTGTTGCACATTGTTGCTTTGCAATTCGTTGCCAAGATTGTCGGCGGGTTGATTTGGAGCAAAATTCTTAGCAGGAGACAAGATGTTTGAAGACTTTTGGAAGGCTTGGCCTAGTAGTCCCAGAAAAGGGGCTAAATCGGCTTGCAAGAAGGTTTGGGACAAGTCCTATTGCGACACCCAAGCAGATCAGATAATGAAGCACCTAGCCTGGATGAAGACCACAGAGCAGTGGCTAAAGGCAAATGGGGCGTTTATCCCTGCCCCTTTGGTGTATCTGAACCAACAACGCTGGGATGGCGCAGAAGTGCCTGAAATGGCGTTTAAACCGCTTGTAGACCCTGCCCTAGCCAAGATCAAGGCAGACATTGCCAAGGCAGCACCTATGCCCGATCACATCAAAGAGCGTTTGGCTCAATTAAGGCGGCAATGAAAGTTTTGCCCATAAAGCCTTTTGAGGCCGAACCTTGGATTCTGAAAAAACATTATGCCAAGCGGATGCCTCAAATAATTCATGCTTTTGGTTTGTATGACACAAGGCTAGTTGGCATCGTGACTTATGGATTGCCAGCTAGTCCTTTCCTGTGCATGGGTGTGTGTGGGCCAGAAAACAAAGAAATTGTTTTGGAGTTAAACCGCCTGTGCATTGAAGATGGATTGAAAAATGCCGCATCCATGTTGGTTGGTCAAAGTCTGCAAATGTTGCCAAAGCCAAGCATTGTGGTTTCCTATGCCGATACTGAGATGAACCATGTTGGGTATGTCTATCAGGCAACAAACTTCATTTTCACTGGAACAACAAAAGAACGAACAGACATGGCTGGGCTTGATGGTAAGCATTCAAGGCATAATTTTGGAGATTCTGAAAATAGAATAAATCGCAGTGCCAAGCACAGATATATTTATTTTGTTGGAAGCAGAAAACAAAAACAGACCCTAAAAGACCAACTGCGTTATGAAATCCAACCTTACCCAAAAGGAGAATCAGAAAAATATAACGCTGGTGATTCTGTAAAAACTCAGGAGTTATTATTTATATGAACAAAGCCCAAGCCCATGAAATCCTTGAACAACAAAAACAAGGACTTGCAGTCTCGCAGTATCTTGTTAACAGAGCCTTGGTTGTATCAGGAGACCTTGGAATGGCTTGTTTACCTTGCCAAGCAACCTGGGTGGAAAGCACAGGCATGGCACAGGGCCAAGGAATTAGAGAGTTGTTCCAGCCATTTATGGATTGGGATAACCCAGGACTTAATCAACCAAATGAAGGCACACAATGAGCGAAGCACTAAACCGAGTAATTGAAGAACAGCAAAAGCGTATTGATGACCTTTTGGAAGGAAATAAAAAGCTGATTGAGAGGTCTGCCAGGGTGTTTAAACAGAATGAAGAACTATTTGAGGCCGTTGCCAAGCTGATTGATTTCAGAATGAACTACGATAAATGGGAGGACAAGCAACGAGAAGCCTATGGTTCATTGCGCCATAAAGTGCGTATGCAGATGATAGAGGCTGGATATTGCGTGACTTGCTACAACTTCATGGCCCATTGTGAGTGTGACTATGAGTGAGGCAAACAATGGCCAAAATACACCTTAGCCCGCATCAAGCCTTCATGCTCAAGCACTTTGCCTTGGGCTGGAAGTTCAAGCTGGTCAACAAGAAGCCTGGCTCATGGAATACATATTGGTCACTCAGGCGCAGAGGTTTGGTGAACTCGGGCAGCATATTGACGGATATTGGCAGGAAAGCCTTGAGGGATAACAAATTGGAGACAACATGACTAGAGATGAGATTGTGAGCATGGCTAAAGAAGCTGGTTTACTAGGAGGCCCTGTATTTACCCAAGGACTTGAACACTTTGCCAAGCTGGTGCGAAACGATTACAGCAACAAACACGCCCAGTTATGGCTAAAACGCATTGATGATGCTATTCAGACCGAAAGAGAGGCGTGTGCGAAGGTGTGTGAGTTGCTTCCACTTGAGTGGGAAGATCAGCCAAACATAGCGCAGGCAGAGCTGGCAACCAAGATGGATTGCGCCCAAGCAATTCGCGCAAGAGTCGGGGAAGAAGCCCGCATTAAAAGATTAGAAAAATATTTAATAAGACGCACCATCACCATATGAAATACTCACTTTATGTTATTGATAAAAAAGAAGTCATGGCTGAGGAACTTTTGCCAGCTAAAAACCAAACAAAACTCAAGATGAGGGTTAATCAATGACTATTTACCTTGGGCTGGATCCGGGTTCCATAAGCGGCGCAGTTGGTGCATTAGATGCAAATGGCGATTATTTGGACTCTTTTATGATTGAGCATAAAGATAAGAATATATTGCCCCTCGTATTCAAAAACATGATATTGCGGTGCATTGACCCAAGGGAAGGGGCAGAGATTTGCATGGAATCAGTGCATTCAATGCCAGGGCAAGGGGTTGCCAGCAGTTTTCAGTTTGGCAGGGCAGTTGGTGTTATCAGTGCAGTTGCTGAATTAACAAATTACCCTTTCCACTTAGTAACCCCTCAGAAATGGAAAAAGTATTTCCACCTGACAAGCGATAAAAACGAAAGCCTAGACCTTGCCCGATCATTTTGGCCTGAAGCCAAGTTGACCAGAAAGAAAGACGGAAACAGGGCCGAAGCATTATTAATCGCACTATATTGGCGAGAACAGTTGAATGGCAAACAAGATAAACCCAAACCGAACCCAGACGGACTTTAAACTGGATTTAAGCCCAGAGCAAAGGTCAATTCTGGAATTGATCGGCGGTGGAAACATGACCCAAGGATTGAAGGTTGCCATCGATCAAGCTGGGCACTTTTACAATTGTGGGCTTGACCCTGAAATGAACCTAAACTTTGTGGGCCTTGTCACTACACTGCCAAACCAAGATGATGATTGACCACAAAAGGGCTTGCCAAAGGGCTTTAAAGGGCTTTTAAGGGGCTTTTATTGGTCAACCCAATGCACCCTACATTGAAGGGCTTGCAAGGGCTTAAAAGTAGGCAAAGAAAAACCGCCCGAAGGCGGCTTAGTTAGTGGTTAGTAACTTATTTTTTGCGGGTTAAAAGGCGCAGTAATAGCGCCAGAGTTGCATAGATCAAGGGTTTTCCCCTATCATCTTTAATGCTTGGGCTTTGCATCGATTTACTTGGGTTTTGGTTAGCCCTTGTGCTATTTGAATTGCAAGGGTTGAAGCTTTGGATGCTTTATCATCATCCGGTGCAATGATGGCCAAAACAAGGGCTTGGGTTAGTGCTTGGGATTGTGTCATGGTTTAACCCGTCAATCCAATAATTAACCAAAGGGCAACAAAACACCCGCAACACACCCAACACACAATTTTATCGATGGTTTCCATAATCACACCTATTAAACCCCGGAAAATGCCGGGAAGCATCCTAAGCGCAGCGCATAGGCCAAAACACACCCGCTAAGATGTGTTTCAGTTTATGCGCTAATCAAATATTGCAACATCCGCAGCATGGCGCATCAATACATCGGCCCCCCTTGTTTTGATAATAGTCTTTGCCCGCTACATTAAAAACGTGCGAGATATAACCGGGTTTTGTTGCTGTACGCTGTGCAAAGTAAACACCCATATCGTCATGTTCGCATAACCATGCCTTGCGGGTTGATGTATCGAATTTAATTGTATCGCCCGGGTAAATAGGCGAACCCGATACGCTGCAGCGGCCCGGATATTTTGCTTTCATTACCTTATGCATAGTGGATCCCCTTAATTTGAGTGAACCCGGAAAAATCGCGCTTTGCTTTGCCCTTTGCATACAATGCAACAACAACGGCCTTGGGTTCAATGTGTCGCACATCGGTGTTATCCCCGTCAATCACGGGCCAGCCCCTAAAATTGTCCGGGATATCCCCTTGTTTTTGGAAAACCACAGCAACACGAGAATTATTGGGGTTAGTCAATCCCTTGATTGATATGGGTTTTGGGGTAATCGCAGAAAAACTATAGGTTAAATCATAATTCCCGGGTGTTTTGCCCGTTAAATTACGGCTTGGGTGTTTTGTATAGTCATAAAACTGTACATCGGGAAATAATTCGAAGATGTTTTTGCCATCATGGACAATCAAATTCTCGTAAGGGATATCGCTTGTGCCATTAGGTCGCACTAATGGGGTGAACCCTAGTTTTTTGGCCTTGTTTCTTAGTGTCCACACATCCGCAGCAAAGGACAACAAAAATGCTTGCTGGTGATCATAGTAAAACCGGGTTTTGGATATTCTTGCGTTTTGTACGCTATTGAATGCACCCCGGCCCGCCGATTCTAAACACCCAGTCATGCATCCGGCCAATTGGGCCATGGCGCAGATTGTGTGATCAGGTTTTAGGTAGACAATCCCGGTAAGATACCCGATGGATTCGCCCTTGATTGTCTTAGCCGATGATTCGCCTAAGATAGTTTTGTAGGTCAATCCAAGGGTTTTCAGAATGGTTTTGTACGGATTTTTCAAAGTAACACCTATTGAAGAATGATTGAAGGGGCCGCAGCCCCGGTTAAATTTAAACCTTGGACACGGATTCAAGACCCGATTCACCAATGCCAGCCACATAACCAATGAAAAACATTATTTCATGGTCTTTGCCAATGATCTCGCTATTATTGGTGAATACCGCACTAGTGAAAAATTGAACCGCGCCATTAGTGGCTTGATAAGCGGTTAGCCACTTGTTCAGGGTTGAAATGTCTTGAGTGAATCGTGCTTTGATAATCATGATATTACGCCTATTAAGTTGATTAAAGATTGAAAGAGAATTTAACCCAGATGACCCACAAAGTCATCAAAGGCATTTTGTACCATGCACTCAATGAATTCCTCTTCTGTCGCATAGTCTTCTTGGATTGATGGGTCATTGACCCACATTGCATGGGCATTGTCTGTCGCTTGGTTTATCAGGTCTTGCTTAGTCATTTTTGACACCTTTCAGTAGTTGTTGATTGAGAGTTTTTCGATGCTCTCACTATATAAGCATAATAGAATCGTGCCAGTTTTTTTACATCGTTGATTTTAAACAAGAAAATCAGCAACATGAAAACCCTAATAGTAATAACCCCTATCTAATATCCCACGATGTGAAATGTAACTCTAAAATATTCCACATGGTGAAATGATATCGGTTAGGGTTAACCCGTAGAGTGTTGGTCAAGTGTCGCTGAAAAGGTGCTTCAACGACATTCATTACCCGACCGACTGGACGGTTAATTAATTCTCAGGGTTTCTACCTAGGTACTTACCCTATTAGGGTTTACCCTTAAGGGTTTGTAGGGGGGGAGGGGGTGTGTGTGGTGTGAGAGATTTTGTGGTGCCCCCTATCCACAAGAAAAGCCAAATTAGACTTTTGATAACAAGCAAGGTCTGGCTTTAAAAAGGGAAGGGATTAGGTTCTACAGACAGGTGGTGGAAAGTAACAGACAATAGTTATTGAACCCGTGTTTTTTCGGGAATCCTTCCTTGGAAGGGAGCCTCTCGTTTATCTTGGCTACGGGTCTATTTGCTTGTCATCACAAATCCGTTCACGCTACATGCCCCGTTCATCTAGGCTCTAGCTCATCCCGAGGTAGAGGAGACTACTTGATGACCACATGATTCGCCTGTTTATCCTACTTGGTCGGCTCAACCGCATAGAGGGATGGGTTCTGATCCCCGTGGAGTGATTGCACTATATCAGGGTTTACCCCACTTGTCAAACAAAAGAAAGTGAGTTACATTGTTGTTGCCAAGACGCATGGGGATTGACAAATGGCAAGCGAAGTGAGAATGGACGCATTCGAAGCGCCCCGCTCGACAGTCCCCAGCCGTGTTGGTGAAACTAAAGAAGTCCCGAAAAAGTGTTGAATTGCGGACAAGTAGCGCAGTATCTGACAGAAATAGCAAGTAACCAACAACCTATACTACTTCCATAACTGGGTAAAGTATGAATGTGATTGATGCACTGCCAAACAGCCTAAAGAAAAAAGGTCGCACTCCAGGGGAGCAAGACAACTTGGCAAAGCCAAGAGGTCGCCCCAAGGGTGCTGTGAACAAGAAGTTCACTATGGCTACCTATGCTGAAAGACCTGCGGCTCTCCTGCCAAAGACTGAAGTTCAGCGCATCAAAGAACTCAAAGACCTCCTGATAAACAGTGCAGGTTCCAATGTTGTTCACAAAGCAATCGAGATTGCCATGAATGATGAACACCCAGCACAAGCAGCTATGCTCAAACTCTGTATGGATCGAATGCTTCCTGTCAGTCTGTTTGAGAAAGAAGGCAAGCAAAGGAATGCCGTTACCATCAACATCACAGGCATTGGTGGCGTAGAGATTGAACCCTTGCAAGATGTGACTGATGTAGAAACAAAAAATGTCTGACCTCAACTTCTCACTCCTTCCTTGGCAACAAACAGTCTTTACTGATAAAACAAGGTTTAAGGTTGTGGCTGCTGGTCGGCGTTGTGGTAAGTCTAGGTTAGCGGCTACTACGCTAATTATTGAAGCATTGCGTTGCCCAGCAGGAAGTGCAGTTCTCTATGTTGCGCCCACCAATGGACAGGCGCGGCAGATCATTTGGGATGTGTTGTTAGAGATTGGAAGGGATGTTATCCAGGCTAGTCATATCAACAACATGGACATAACCATGATAAATGGTGCAAAGATTTATGTTCGTGGTGCTGATAGACCAGATACCCTGCGGGGTGTGTCTCTTACCTATGCGGTACTAGACGAGGTTGCGGACATTAAGCCTGAAGCCTGGGAGCAAGTTATTCGTGCTTCTTTGTCAGACAAAAAGGGTAGAGCCATATTCATTG